GCTCATCACGGCTGCGAGGCAGTGGGCAGAAGCCTACATTGATCGCACACTGGTCTATACGCAGTGGCAGATGAAACTCGACACGTTTCCTTGGGAAGTCGAGATGCCACGACCGCCAATGTCACAGGCTGGCACGACGACGGCAGTCAGCATCACCTACACGATCAGTGATTCGCAGACGACTGCAACTCTTTCAACGAGCGAGTACCGTGTTGACCGCGACTCTACTCCTGGCGTTGCTCGCACGAACTATGGCGGCTCATGGCCGAGCCACCTCGCAGACCAGAACTCCATCACGGTGACATGGTGGGGCGGCTACGGTCCAAGCGGCAGCGATGTGCCTGCTGCCATTCGCCATGCGATCCTGATGCACGTCGGGCATCTCTATGAGCGGAGGCTTGCCGCAGACAATGTGGCATCAAACGAAGTGCCATTTGGCGTCAAGGCTTTGCTCGACTCACAGAAGTGGGGGCAATACAGATGATTCGCCCCGGTGAGTTGCGAGAGCGAGTGACGATACAGACTGCGACTGCGACGAATAACTCGCTCGGTGAAACGACGCTGACATGGGCTGACACCACGACGATCTGGGCGAGCGTCAATGGTGTGTCTGCACGCGAGGCACTTGAGTACGGGCAGCAATCAGTGACGGTGAGTCATCGTGTGCGTTTCCGGTATGTGGCAACATTGACCCAAAAAAATCGACTGAAGTGGCGAGACAGGATTCTCGATATCGTGAGCCTGCTTGAGTACGACAACCGCAGCGAACACGTTGCCCTCTGTGACGAACAGGTGCAGTGATGCCAGAGATCGGATACGAAGATGGCTACTTCGGCGTCAAGGTTGCTTACCCCGAACTGAAAGACCTTGCTCTTGAACTCCAGCAGTTCGGTCCTCAGATAACCCGCAAATATCTCAAGGCTGCACTCAACAAAGCCGCACCTCCAGCCGTGGCAGCCCTGAAACAGACGACGCCTAAAGGGCCGACAGGCAACCTCCGAAGAGCCATCACAAAGAAAGCCATCGTGTACGACACGTCTGGCAATGGTGTGCTGCTTGTCGGGTATACGCTTGCAGGATCAGGAGGAACGATACCGACCGGCGGCAAAGTCCAGAAAGGTAAAGACCGGGCGTTTCATGCAGGCTTGATTGAGTTCGGAACTGCGAAGCGAAGCACAAAGAGCCGAGGAACGTTGCCCTACAAGCGAGGGCCGCACGCACGCAGAACAAAGTCAGGTGCATATGTCGGAGTAGTTGGTCATACCGTCAGGGGTGGTGGAGGTGGCGTTGCTTCAAGTTTCGGGACGCTAGGTGCGTTCAAGATCAAAGCGAAAGGCAGCAGCGTGAGGACGAACCCTAAATATCCGAAAGCCTTCTTCAAGCGAGCACCGAAAGGGCAGGCCGTCAACCTTGGCAGCGGTCCTGCTATCGCTCCGATTGCCAAGGCTTTCAGGCAGTCATCGAGTTCCATGCAGTCATCACTTTCTAAGTACCTGACAGAAGCCGGTGAAAACGCAGCCAAAGAAGTCGCCTACAGGTTTCAGAAGGGGATTTGATGTTTCGATCACCGGAATCAGTCATATGGAACCGGCTCATCAGTGATGCTTCGGTGACGAGGTACATCGGCCAGAAGATGTACCCCCATCTTGCACAAGCCAGCGATGATTTTCCTTTCATTGTCTGGAGTCGAGGGAACATCACTCGCGAACAAACCTTGTCAAATCCAATGGGAGTCCCGAACGTCTCGGTCACCCTGGAAATCTACGCGGCTACCTACTACACCGTGCGAAAAATCGCAGACGCCGTGCGAAAGAGTCTGGATGGGTACTCAGGGTCTTTCGACAATACAACTGTGAGCATCGCGCGGCTCACAGGAGAAAGCGACGATACCGTTGCCCTTGAAGGCTCAGAGGTTCCGGTTGCCTACTCCGTCACACAAGACTTCGAGGTCCTCTGGCAGGAGAGTTAGAAATGGCAGCAACGCCACATGATGGATCAGGAACGACGGTTGTTTTCGGCGGCTCAACATACACCGTCACGAATGTTTCGATTAGTTACTCTGATGTCAGCGGTCAGACTGATCGCATTGATGTCAGCCACCTCGGGCAGACAACCGGATCGACCATGCTGACGCAAGCCCGTCCGCTGAAGGGCAGTGCTAGCGGTGAGACAGGCAAGGAAGTTTCGTTTGATTACATCGGAACTTCGCAACTCGTTGGCGGCACGTCCGGTGCGTTCACTGTCGGAACATACATCACCGGCGCAACGGCGACCGTCGTGTCATCGTCTGTCACACTTGCTATGAACGATGTCATTCGTGGAAGTGCGTCAGTCCGCGTGACTGCATAGTACCGATGGCAACGTACTCCACCGGCATCTCTGTCACATGGAATGGTACGCCGTTCACCGAGGTGCAGGAGTTGTCGTGGAACTACGGCGGCTCTCGCACTGGCAGGGACACTGCGTGGTCAGCCGAGCAGGGCAGCGTTAGCGTTACATGCTTTGGTACTGCGAACGCCAACATCTCTAACTTCGGGACGCGAGCCCAACTTGTGATCTCCGGTGGTGGTGCAGGATTTTCAACGTATGCTATCTGGGAGTCGGTGGCTGTCGCGCCTGAACGGAATGGTGTGACACGGTACACCGTATCCTTCCGCATCGTGGATAACTAAACATGGCACTCACGAAAGATCAGATTCTCGCAGCCGACGACATGGGCCTCTTTGAGGTTCAGGTTCCTGAGTGGGGAGGCAGCGTATTCATCCGCGTCATGACTGTTGGCGAGCGAGATAGTTACGAGAACGATTGGATGGTGAACAAGAACAAAGGTGTCGAGAACTTTCGATCCAAGTTCTTGCAGCGAGTTCTGTGCGACGAGGCAGGCAAGTTGCTCTTTACGTCTTCTGAGATTGATCTGCTTGCAGGAAAGTCTGCTCGCGTGATTACTCGCGTCTGGGAAGCGGCGATGAAACATAACGCCCTGACCGACGGCGATGTAGAGGAACTCGCAAAAAACTAAACCTGCGGCCAACCCGGTTGTTTTTGTTTCGGCTGGCCGCACAACTTGGCATGACGGTGGCTCAACTATGCGAAACGATGAGCAGCAGAGAGTTGAGCGAATGGATGGCGGTTCATCGTTTCTTTATGCCGCTTGCCGACTCATGGCATCAGACGGGCATCATGGCGTCAGCCATGCTCGCCCCGTACTCAGGCAAATCGAAACCGCCGAAGCCGCAAGACTTCGTGCCTATCGAACTGCCGCCGCAGCACCAAGTGCAAGCAGAAGATGCGTTCAGAGAACTCCAGCGGCAGTTGGAGGGTAACTGATGGCGAACGCTGTTGGTCTCAACATGAAGTTCACCGCCGACACCGGCGGTATAAAAACCGGCACTCAAGAAGTCGGCAAACTCCTCAATGGCCTCGGCTCATCTGTAGCGAAAGCAGGCAGTAGCCTGAAGGCTATGGGTGAGAGCAATCTTGCGGCGGCGGCGGCACAGCAACAACTTGCGACTGATGTCGCCTTCCTGGGTTCTGCACTAAGAACGGGGCAGGTGACGGCAGAGCAGTTTAAGGCTGAGATGGATGCCTTGTCGAAAGCCGCAACGAGTCAGGCGGCAGCATTCCAAGAGGGGGCGAGCCTGACGGCGAAATACGCCACTGAAGAAGAGAAACGTGCTCAAACACTTGAGCGGTTGCGCGGCCTCCTTGAGCAAGGTGCGATCTCTGAAGAGACATACGCTCGGGCAGTGTATGACGCCAGTGGTGCAGCCGTTGCCGCTGCCGCACAAGCAGAAGCAGCAAAGCAGGCTGAAGCAGATGCGGCAAAGCAAGCCGCTGCTGAAGAAGCAGCGGCGGCTGACAAAGTGAAGGCTGCCGAAGATGAACGCCTCGCAGTCTTTGAAAGAGGGCGCGCCGTCATTCGTGCCAACATGACGACTGAGGAACAATACGCCGAGAAACTTGAGGAACTTGAAGATTTACTGAAAGCAGGTGCAATCGAGACAAAGGATTTCGAGAAGGCACAGAAACGTCTTGAGCAGCAGTTCAAGGGTGTTGAAGACAAAGGCGATGACGCCAACAGCATGTTAAAGAAGATGGCCGGCAACTTGAAGTTGCTGACAGTCATTGAAGTTGGAAGGCTGCTCGCCGATGCGTTCCGTTCAATCGGCAGCGCGATCATGGGGACGATCAGCAACATCAGGCAGATGATTGATGAGACAGCGAAACTTTCAAGGCAGACAGGCATCGCCGTTGAATCAATGCAGGTGTTTCAACTTGCAGCACAGATGTCGGGCGTTGACAACCTTGTTGAGCCTATCCGAAAACTCGGCATAGAGATTGGCAATGCTGCTCAGTCTGGCAACATAGAAAAGTTTGAGCGACTTGGGCTGAACTTTGATGAGTTGTCTCGCATGGCACCAGAAGATCAGTTCAAAACCATTGCTGCTGCCATTGCTGCACTACCGACGCCTGCCGAGCGTGCTGCTGCCGCCGTCGCCATCTTTGGCGAGCAGGGCGTTAAGATGCTGCCGCTGTTTGAGAGCAATCTTGCAGCCATCGAAGAACGGATGAAGAGGCTCGGAGTCGTCCTGACAGCAGACCAGACAGAGTCCATCGAAGAGATGAATGATTCGTTGACAATGGTCATGGCGACGATTGAAGGCATAATCGGTCAAGTGACCGCAAACCTTGCGCCTGTCATCTCTGCGATGGCAGAAGATTTCCTTTCTTTCGTTGAGGGGTACGGTGGTCTTGGAGAAGGCACTGGCGGAACTGCGCTCGCAGACTCGATTACAGAAGCACTCTTTGATGGTGCTGAGTATCTTGCTGGCATATTTGATTATGTTGTTGCGAACCTGAGTGAGTGGGGCATGTCGTTCTCGGGTGCCATCGAGACCATGCAGGCTACGTTCACTGTGTTCAGCGCAGCGATCGCTGTGCTGGAAGCAGCATTTTATTTCGTGCGAAGCGTGTTCAACGAGTTTCTAGCAAAAGCATCTGAATGGGCTGCGAGTTTCGTCGGTTATTTCAGCAGTGCAGCCTCCGAGTTCTTGACTAACTTCTCGCAGGAACTTGACCGCAAGGCTGAACAAGACAGGCAGGCAGCGGCGGCAGCAGCAGAACGGGCATCAGGCGGTGGTCAACGTGAGGCTCCCGCTGGCCCTGGAATGGCATCTGGTTGGGTTGCCCAAGGGCGGCAGAGATTTGAAGAACGAAATGATCCCGCTAAGCAAGCGGAAAGAGAAGCAAAGCGAAAGGAAGAGCAAGCCGCTCGTGAAGCCGCAGCCGATGCGGCAAAGAAGGCTCAAGAGGAAAAGAAGTACGCCGAGGAACAGAAGAAGATAGAGGAAAAGCGGCAGAAAGATTTGATGAATGCCCATGCGAAGTTCGCAAAGACTTCACAAGACATGGAGCAAGATCGCCTCGATAAACTGAGTGAGAACACCCGCAAAGCCTTGGAGGTTTCTGACATCCGTTCTGGAGGAATCGGCCAAATAATTGCGATGGCGACAGGCAGAGAAGACCCTGCCGTGCAAGAGGCTCGAAAGCAGGTGCGGAAACTTGAAGAAATCAAGGCTGAGTTGCGTGCCATTGGTGGCACCGTTGAAATCGTAGGGGCTGCGTGATGAGCGTTCTATCAAGCCGTGAACTTGTTGGCCGTGGCTTTCAGCACAAGTTTGGCGATCCGCCTACGGCGAGCAGGCAGTTTGCTCTGACGCTCGACGATCCCGACACGCCAACGCAGCAGATGATTGACTTCGTGAACATCAAGCACGGAGACAGGCATCCAGAGTATTCGTACCTGCGGTGTACCGAAGGATCGTTGACCGAAAACAGTCCCGATCCTTGGCACGCCGAACTCACCTACACCTACGAACTGCCGCCGCTTGGCGGCAATCCTGACTTCCAGCCAGACCCGATTGCCAGGAAGCCCGTTTGGTCATTCAGCACTGGCGGCGCACAAGTCCCAGCGTTGGTTTACTACGATGAACAAGAAAACGTGCTGCCTCTGGTCAATGCGGCAGGAGACTATTTCGAGGGGCTGACCACCGAGGAGGCTGAAGTCAGGGCTTCGATATCGCAGAACCGAGATCAATTTCCCCTATCCCTCGCAGCACTTGCGACAAACTCGCTGAACAGCGAGCCCTACCTTGGAGGTGCGAAGTACACCTGGAAATGCCTGGGGGTATCTGCACAGCAGCAGACTGAGTTGGTCGATGGTGCTGAAGTTAACTACTGGTCAGTCGGCGTCGAACTAGTCTACCGGCAAAGCGGCTGGCCTTTGCTACTGCCTCATGTCGGGTGGAACTACATATCGTCAGAAGGAAAAGCAGCGGTTTATGTGCGAGGGCCATATGGAGAAAAAATTGCAGCGTCGAATCCACAGCCCCTTGCCGAAGACGGTTCTCTCAAGTGCGCTGATTCGTCATGTATACCCGATATCCTGAGCAGGAGAGTCAACCCTGCATATGACTTCAATGGCCTGTTCGGCCTTCCACCTTTCCTGTGAGCATGTGAATGGCAGACATAAACTACGCAATAAGCGGTCAGATAAACAAAGGATTTCTCTCGCAGTCTTTCGTGGCTAATGGAGTGACAGCCAGCATGGCGACGGCAGGTGTTGCATCCGTGACGCTTGAACTCGACACCAGCACCAGTGCGATCAGCACGACCAGTCTTGGTGCCGTTGGTTTGTGCTTTGCTCGATCACTGGCAACAGAGACGACACATACCGTTTCATTCGGCAGATTGATCGGCACGAACCTCTATGAGTCTGTGCGGCTCAAGGCAGGCGAAGCCGCAGTGCTGCGTCTTGCTGATGGAGACTATGCAGCCAAGAGTGCCGTGTCTGGCTCGCGTCTTGTCCTGACGATCTACGAGGACTGAGCATGGCTGGTGCTGCAAAGCCAGACGGCAAGCGACCGTCTGCGCGTGTGTCGTTTACTCGCCAGGATGCGCAACGCATTGGCAAAGTAGTTCGCGCCTACGAAGGTGGCGACAAGAAAAGCAAGCCTCTTTCGTTTGAGCATTTCCGCTACCAGAATCCTGACGTTGTGAGGATGGCGACGTTCTCTGGCGACTCGTCAGGTGGCTGGCCTGTCTATTCCGACGCGACTATCACGTTTACCAATTCGCTCTTTGGTGGTGAGACGGCGGTTGCCCACAACCGTTTCGTCTCGCTCGGTGGTGCAGGTGTCTGTGAAGTTGCCGTAGCGAGGGACATCAGCAATAGTTGGAATCTTATTTCGTGGCCGGTAGGGCAGGTTTGCGACACGGCACTCGTAGACATCTCGATGCAACTGAATACAGCGACGTGTGCCATCGTTAAGACGCTGCACACCGTTACTGTTCAGTTCCTGCAACTGACGTTCCCGTATGTCACCTGTAGCGGACAAGACTGATGGCGAGATGCGTTTGCTGCGGATGCACTAACGATGATGATTGCTGCGTGGATGGCTACACGTACAACTGCGGTGGTGTGCCTGTAGGAGTGACGTATGAGACGGCAGCCGAATGCTCTGCCGCCGCCGCTGCCATCGGATGCCCAGGCGGTGGCCCTATTCCAATCTGCTACTGCAAGAACATCGACAACGAATGCTGCGAAGACGGCGTAGGCCGTAGCATCGGCGAGGAGTTGCCACCGTGAAAGCGATCAGCATCGAGGCACTGCATGAGGCAGCGAAGAGCAAGCCAGCAGGCTACATCGAAGATGTGATGGCTCGCGTCACAAAGCAGGATGA